TATCGTGTTGTCATTGATGGCTTGAATCTGGTGGAACTGGTTCCGTTGTTTTCTGTCTATGACAGCAACCTTCAGAAGAAGCAGGAAAGAACAGAACTTCTGGAAGAAAGAGATTCTCTTTCGGATGTTGATCACTTCCCTGTTTTCGATGCTTCTACACAGAAGCACAAAAAGGTGCTTTTGTCAAAAATCAAAGATTACCTGAAAAACACCTTTGCCCAAAAGTCACACAGCCATGCAGCGGGTGACATCACCAGCGGGATTCTTCCCACTGATAGGGGTGGCATGGGGACATCCGACCTTTCGGCGTTTGCAGAATCCTTGGGGGTTTGTCGGTTTAAGGTTGGAACTTATGTCGGAACCGGCAAAAGCGGTTCCAGCAACCCGTGTAAAATTAACCTCGGGTTTGTCCCGAAGCTACTGATTGTGGATGACGTTGGTTTGAGTGCAGACTCTAAGACTGGGGCTTCTATGATTGCCTGCTTTTCCAGCCTGACCAATTCCTACGCAAATAAAGTAGCTGCGAATCGTAGTGTCCAGGGCTACACCGATTCGCTCGGTGGTTTGTACCTGGAAAATTATTCGTCCTATTTGTTTTTTAAGTTCGATGGGACTGATCTTTACTGGCATTGCACAAGAGCGAATACCGGAGATACTCCGATACTGATGCAGTGCAACACATCTGGCCACACATTCCTGTTTAGAGCGTTTGGCTGAAAGGAGAACTGACCATGTATTACATCGAAGCAACGCCAAACGAGACGGGCGACTACGGCAACCCTATGGGACAACCTTTCACAGGTTGCCTGAAGCTGCCTGAAGGTCTGCTTTCGTCCTACATCGAAGCAAAAGGATTCGTCATCCTTGATGAAGTGGTTGACGGTGAAGTTGTCAGCCTGGAAGTCAACCAGGAAGCCTTGGATGCCTACCTTGCGGAACATCCTGAAGTGCCGGAACCGGAACCTGAAGCAACCACAGAAGAACTGCTGAACATTCTTTTGGGGGTGTCTGAATAATGAACAAAAGACAGAACATGGAGCAGATCAGAAGGGCTTTGCAGATGTTTATTGCAAGCCTGGACGATGACAAGGCCCTGGAAGTGGCAACTGTCTTCCCGCCTTGGGAAGTGGGCAAGACCTATGCAGAAGGTGAACGGTTCACCTATGGCACAAATGCTGTGGGTGATCCCCAGCTTTACAAGGTCAACCAGGGGCATACCAGTCAGGCTGATTGGTTGCCTGATGACACGCCTTCCCTGTATACGGCAATCGGCCTGGATGACAACGGGTTCCCTGTATGGGCAGCACCTACCGGGGCGCATGATGCGTATAACATTGGGGACATCGTGAACCATGAAGGGGTTCTGTATGAATCCCTGATCAACGGCAACACCACAGTTCCCGGTTCGGATGAAAGATACTGGAAGGTGTACAACGCATAACGCACGAATGCACAAAGAAACGCATGGTATTATATACCGTGCGTTTCCTGTGCGTTTTTTAGTTTTCGGCGGCATCCTTTGAGCGGGATTCGGAGCCAAAGCGGGGGATTCAATTCCAGGTATTTGTTCACGATGTTTGAAAGAACAGATACTTCACTGTCTGTCAATTCATCAGCTTTGATGTGGTTCACCACTGATTGAATCTTCAGGATCGTTTCTGTGGTGATCCCTTCAGAATGTTTGATCACAGTGACAGCATCACACAGGATCTGTTCTTCACGTTTTGACAAATTCAGTTTTTTCATTTCCATCACCTTTGGCATAGATTTCTTCAGAATATCGCTGAAGGGCTTTCAGTTCCCTGGTCAGTCGTTCCAGGGAAACCAGGGCATCCGTGATGCCGTTGAACAATACGATATATTCTTTTTGCATAGCATTCACCTTCTTTCCGATGGCATGATAGCACGAAACACGGTGCAAAACCTGTCGAAAAAAGGTGGATGCTATGACTTTTTTGAAAGGATGGTGAACATGAAAGGGATCACCTTTGGAACCCTTCATTCCTACAATGACCTGCATTTGATTTTGAATGCAAAAGAAATCGGCAGTCCTAACGTGAAGACCAGGAAGATTGACATTGAAGGGGCGCATTCGGCCCTGGATTACACTGATTTTTTCGGTGAACCGACTTATGAAGATGTGACACACAAGTTCCAGTTTTCCACAATCGTTCCACAGGTGCAGTTCCTTTCGTGGTATTCCATCGTCAAGAATGTCCTGCACGGGAAGAAAATGAACATCATCCTGGACGATGATCCTGATTTCTTCTACATCGGCAGGCCGCACGTTTCGGCATTCACTAATGAAAAGAACATCGGCCTGATCACCGTGGAAGTGGAATGTGAGCCGTTCAAGTACAAACGGGAAAAGACGGTGGTTCAAGTGACCGTTTCTGCCACGGAAACCATCAGCTTGACAAACAGCCGGAAACGTGCTGTCCCGGAAGTGGTCATCACCACGGACAGCAGCATCCGCATTGAATACAAGGGGAGTATTTGGGATTTGGGAAGCGGTTCTTTCACGCTGCCAGAACTGGAACTGGTGGAAGGGGAAAACCCTGTGACCTTGACCGGCACAGGAACCATCACCTTCACCTACCAGGAAGGTTCTTTGTAAGGTGGTGGGTCTATGTACAGGGTTTATTGTGACGGCAGTTTGCTATATCACAGCAAGCTGGAAAGCCTGAAGATCTTCAGCCCATCGGTGGAACTGGAAGAAAACAAGACCGGCAGTTTTGACTTCACCATATATCCTGACCATCCCTATTTCAGCCGGATCCAGAAGCTGAAGTCAATCATCACCGTGTTCCAGGATGATTACCTTCTTTTCCGGGGCCGTGTCCTGGATGAAGAAGCGGGATGGTATAACCAGAAAGCGGTCATCTGTGAAGGGGATCTGGCCTTCCTGCTTGACAGTGTTTTGCGGCCTTTCACCTTCAGCGGGACGGTTGCAGAATTCATGGCCTATGTCCTGGAACTGCACAATGCCCAGGTTGACGAACAGAAGCGGTTCCAGATCGGCACAGTGACCGTGGAAGGGTACATCACCCACACGGCAGATGATTACACCACCACCAAGGAAACGGTGGAACAGGTGCTTCTGGAACCCTTTGGGGGCTTTGTCCAGACACGCTTTGAAGATGGCGTTGCTTATGTGGACTACTTTGCAGAAATCAATCTGCTTGCGCCACAGACCATCCAGTTTGGAAAGAACCTGCTTGACCTGAAGCGAATCAGGAAGGGTGCAGATATTGGCACGGTGATCATCCCGCTTGGTGCAAAGCTGAAGGACGAAGAAGGGAAAGACACCAACCAACGGCTGACCATTGCATCTGTGAACGGCGGTGCTGATTTCATCCAGGATTCCGATGCCATAGCAGAATTCACCACGATTGTCAAACGGGCCGTTTTTGATGACATCACGGATCCGGCAGAACTGAAACTGAAGGGACAAGCACAACTTGCTGATTCTGTCAAGCAGTGGGAAACCATTGAACTGACGGCGGCTGACCTTGCCACAGCAGGCCAGGACATCACATCCTTCCACATGGGAACGCAAGTCCGGGTGACATCCAACCCACACGGCCTGGATCAGCTTTTCCGGGTCAGCAAGCTGTCAATCAAACTGCTTGATCCTGCTGCAAACAAGCTGACCTTGGGAAAGACCGTGCCAGCCTTCAGCACAGCCGTCAAGGGCGTTTCGGATGCACAGCGGGTGATTCTTCAGACCGTGGAGAAGAACGCACAGGCGGCATCTGAAGCGGTCTATAACGTGGAACAGAACCTGATGGCATCCATCCAGGTTTCTGAAGAAAACATTCAGTCAACGGTTGCGGAAAACTACTATCTGAAGGAAGACACAGAAGCCCTGGTGTCATCGGTCAGCACAGAGATTGAACAGACAAAGAACAGCTTTGAAATCCAGTTCAATCAGTTCAATGCAGATGTCGAAGCCCTGGCAGCAGGGACGGATGCAGAGTTTGAAGAAATCCGCAAATATATTCGATTTGTGGACGGTCAAATCCTGCTTGGAGAAGTGGGAAATGAACTGGAACTGAAGATCAGCAATGACCGGATCAGTTTTCTTCAGGACGGTGCTGAAGTCGCCTATTTCAGCAATCGGAAACTGTATGTCACGGACACACAGATCCTTCACAGTTTGCAGCTTGGAAACTTTGCCTTCATGCCACGGGCAAACGGGAATCTTTCGTTCAAGAAAATCTAAAAGGAATGATAGGCGTTTCCGGCCACAGAAAGAGAGGTCGGAAACATGGCAACATCAGGAACTATTCAGGAAGCGATTCGGACAGGCTATAGGATCCAGATTGCCTGGACGGTTGATTCCCAATCTGTAGCAAACAACACATCCAAGGTCACGGCAAAGGTGCAGCTTGTGTCCACGGGTTCTTCCTATACCATCAATTCGAGTGCCAGTAAGTCGGGAAGCCTGACCATCAACGGGACGAAGTACACCTTCAACTTCACAGCATCCCTGTCCGGGAACCAGACCAAAACACTGTTCACAAAAACTGTCACGGTGTCACACAATGCGAACGGCACGAAGACCTGTTCCTTTTCTGCAACCTGTGGCATCAATGTCACCCTGTCCGGCACATATTACGGCAATGTTACGGCATCCGGCAGCGGAACCTTCAATACCATTGCCAGGGCTTCCACAATCAGCAGTGTGACATCTTCCGTGTCGGTCAATGGAACCAATGCGGTCACGGTGAACATCACCAGGGCGGCATCCAGCTTCACCCACACGGTTGTTTTCAAGTTCGGCAGTTATTCCAAGACCACCACGGGGGTTGGGACATCCACATCCTATGCAATCCCGACATCCTGGCTGAATGCCATTCCCAATGCTACGAGCGGAACGGCAACGGTCACGGTCACAACCTATTCCGGCAGCACGAAGATTGGATCTGCTGTCAGTAAAAGTTTCAAGTTGACGGTTCCTTCCACGGTGGTTCCCACAATCAGTGCTGTGAGCCTGACAGAAGCGATTTCCGGCATTGCTGCACAGTTCGGGGGCTATGTGCAGAACAAATCCAAGATTGCAGTGAAGATCACGGCGGCAGGGGCTTATTCGTCCACCATCAAGACATACAAGACCACCATTCAGGGGGCTAGTTTTACAAAGGCATCCTTCACATCTGGATTCCTGACCAAGAGTGGGACATCCACCGTGACCATCACGGTCACAGACAGTCGTGGACGGACGGCAAGCACCACCAGGAGTATCACGGTGATTGCCTATGCTGTGCCAAAGATCACAAGTTTCCAGGGTTTCAGATGCCTTGCAGATGGTACGGAAAACTACGAAGGAACACATCTGAATGCTGCTGTGAACTTCAGTATTTCGCCGGTATCGGACAAAAACACGGCATCCTACACCCTGGAATACAGACTGAAAAACACGGAAACCTGGACGGCCTTGACAAGCGGTGCAGTTTATGCTTTGAAGGACAGCATCATCAGTGCATCCGGGTTCATGTCCATTGATAGTAGCTATGACATCCGGCTGACTGTCGCAGACTTCTTCACCACCACCAGAAGCACATTTGAGATTCCCACGGCCTTCACGCTGCTTGATTTCAATGCTTCCGGCAGGGGAATTGCTTTTGGCAAGGTGTCAGAACTGGAAGAAGGCATGGAAATTGACCTGCCTATGAGCATCACCAAATACATATACATGGGCGGCATCAAAAAGTCTGATATAGAAAAGGACATTTACTTTCAGACAACTGAAGATGCAAAGAATGTTCACAACTGCAAGCTGTACGGCGCAAGCGGTGACAGTGTGACTTCCATCGGATGTTGGGATACTGCAAGATCACACGGAATCTGGCGATATTTGAGCGGCACACAGAACCTTGTCTTTGATGCGAATGTCAAAGTGACCAGGGCCAACGGCGGTGATGAATTTGTCACCAGTGAACCTGTGGTTCATGGCAGCAGATCAGGCCGGGTTCATTTCTCCAATGGTCTTCTGATCCAATGGGGCGTTGAAACCATAACGCCTGTAAAGGATACACCAACAGCAAAGGCTGTGAAGTTTGGTGTTGCTTATACATCGGTTCCAATGGTACTGACAACAGCAATCACAACAGTTCCAGGATCATCTGTTTCCGGTAACGCATCGGCAAATATTACGGTCACGGGTTTTGATGCCTATGTGACAAGAAACGGCACAACGAACACTTCTGTTGGTTGGGTCGCAATCGGATATAAAGCATAATACACGGGGGTTGAAGGGAATGATTGAAGCGATTATCACCGGCGTTGTTGCCATTTTGGTCTGCATGATCAACAACTATTGCCAGAGTAAAAAGGCCGATGAACAACACCAAACAACTGTTGCACTGATTGAATACAAATTGGATCAGTTGACGGATAAGGTTGAAAAACACAACAATGCTGTTGAACGCCTGTATATAGTCGAGCGGAAGTTAGAAGTTGATGAAGAACGGATCACCGTTGCCAATCATCGGATTGAAGATCTGGAACAATATCACAAGTAAGAAGAAAGGCCAGGGGTTATTCCCTGGCCTTTTTTTCTTTATTCGGATTTATAGCAGCACCGCATTCAGGACAATATATCAATTCCGCACGGCCTTCTTTGGTTTCCAGTTTAGCTTCTTTTCCGCAATTAGGGCAACGCTGATAAAGACCGTCTTTATATACGGAAATGACGAATTCTTCCCTAGGAATAGCTTTCTTTTCCATTTACATTTCCTTCACTTCATACTGCATGGCTTTGTACACGGTCATGTCAGCAGCGGGGTCATCGTCTACATACTGGACAACTTCAACGGTGTGGATCCCGGTGGTCAACTGATCATCTTCCAGATCAAGGGAAGTCTGCGTGTCTGCAAGCTGCATCTTGTCTGTGAGCATACCATCAATGTACACATAACTTAATGCACCACCATTGAATTCCCACGCTTCCAGGCCAATCTGCATCAACAGAAGATCTTCTTCAGCATAGATGACAGGGATGTTCCCGTCTTCAGAAGTTCCGCTTCCGTTGATGATATAAACAGTTCCTTCACCCATTTCCTGATAATCGCCTTCAGGCAGATCCCTGTTGGAAGTGACAGCAGGGGTTTCGGTTGCAGGTTCGCTTTCCGGTGCTTCAGAGGTGGAACCACCGCCACAAGCGGTGATGGAACACATCATCAGAGCGGCGAACAGGACAGACAGAATCTTTCTTGACATATCAATGTCCTCCTTCTTTAAGATGGCTACATTGTAAACCCGGCCCAGTAAAATATCAATAAAAAAAGGAAGACTTTTCAGCCTTCCCTTATTCTTTCTAACGCTTCAATGATTATCCTGTTTATAAAGCCGTTCAAACTTTCGCCGTTTTTCTCGGCGTGGGCCTTGATAATGTCTTTTTGCCCTTTGTCAACAACCAAAGAAATACGTTCATAGTTTTCGGCATTATATTTGTTCTTTGCTTTTGTTGCTGCCGTACCCATAAAACCACCTTCTTTCATGGATATATTAACACGCAGGCAATACTTGTGCAAGTATACACAATCCACAAATATACTTACACAAGATTGGTTGTTTCGTCAATAGATATACTTGTACAAGTATAGTATAATAAGACCATACAAAGGAGTTGAACGAATGAGCAACGAAAAAGAAAAAGCCCTGCGAGAACTTTTAAGGCTGTTGGCTGATAATCCCGAATTAGCAGACCGGATCACAATCACCATCAAGCCCAGCAAGATCACGCAGGGAACCGACAGACAAAAGTAAGTCGGCAGAGGGGCGGCGGCAACCGCCCCTCACTCCAAAAGATTTTAGCCGACTTTGATATATAAATCAAGGGGGAAAAGACATGAATAAAATAAGAAGAAAGTCTTTGCAGGCTGTTATTGACCGAATCGAGGATTTACGGTCTGTACTTGAAGAACTTAGAGATGAAGAACAGGAATACATGGACAATATGCCTGAAAACCTTTGGGGTTCTGAAAGATACAACAAAGCAGAAGAAGCAATTTCCGACATGGATTTTGCCCTGGACAATCTGGAGCAAGCGGTTTCGTATATCGAATCAGCACAGGAATAAAACGGCAGAGTGCAGCGCAAGACGAAAAATGGAAGGTGGTACACAATGATTGAATTCAGCAGAGAAGAACTTCTTCTGCTTTGTGATTGGCTGAGATACAAGGCAGGGGCTGCTGTAAAGCAGAAGCGGATCCAGGAGTACAAAACCATCCAGGCTATCCAGGACAAGGTTTCCAACGAACTATGCAATATGTATTTGAAAGGGGAAGGCTGAACGCCTTCCCTTTCTTTTGTCGCTTCTTCCTTTATTTACTGTTTTAATTTTCAGGCACTTGCTATATAATGCTGTTATGTTTAGGAATGGAGCGGCATCATGGATCGAACTATACTGCATTGTGACCTGAATAGTTTTTATGCTTCAGTTGAATTGCTGACCAGACCGGATCTTTGGAATCTCCCTGTTGCTGTCTGTGGCAATCCTGATGACCGGCATGGAATCATCCTGGCAAAGAACGACTGTGCAAAAAGGTTTGGAGTGGCGACAGCGGAAACCATCTGGCAAGCGAAAAGGAAATGTCCAGATCTGATTCTGCTGCCGCCACATCATGACGAATACAGGGCCTATTCTAAAATAGTAAATAACATCTACTACCAATACACAGATTTGGTGGAGCCGTTCGGCATTGATGAAAGCTGGTTGGACATCACCGGCAGTATGCACCTTTTTGGTGGTGATCCCGTGAAGATTGCTGATGAAATCCGAAACCGTGTCCGTAATGAAACAGGGCTGACCATTTCTGTTGGTGTATCATTTAATAAGGTATTCGCAAAACTAGGTAGTGATTATAGTGGGCGAATAGTGCGGTCTGGTGATGGTTCTTATCATGTTACTGACATTAAAATGTCGTATACAGGACTATAACCAAGGGCCAAAAAATTTTCAGCCCTTATTTCATATACACTTCCAGGACAGGGACTTTCTTATTCACGCCATTGTCAATGGTGTCATAGGTGATCTTTTCAATGAATCGCTTCAGGAAGACATTCTTCGTTTTGGCATCAACATCTTCGTTTTTGATACAGTTGATGATTGCATGAAGCGTTGTGATTTGTTCTGAATAGTCAACAGGGGCAGGGGCGTTCTTTTTCGCTTCTGCAATTTTTGTTTTCAGATCATCAATGTTTTTGGTGTACATCTGTTTTCTTTCGATGAATTCATCCTTGGTGTACATCCCATCTTCAGATTCCCACGAATCCAGCAACTTTCTTTTCCGCTTCTCCAATTTCTCCAATTCCGCTTCCAAAGACTGAATGACCGCTTCGTGGTGCAGCACTTCAGAATGATCTTCTTTTGCTTCCATCTTGACCTGACAATCAGCAATGTCATTTTCCAGGGATTCAATCAAGGCATCCATGACAACAGGCTGGAATATGGAATTCTTTTTGCAAGCCTTGCCGAAAGGATGTTGGAAGCGGGGGATTCTGTTATCTCCATATCGTTGAAAACCAATGGCACGGTCACAATCGCAGCAACGCAGGATCCCGGACAGGGGATTCACAAGTGCTGTGTTCACCTTTGCAGGGGCATTGCTGCCGTATATCGTTCTGACTTTCCAGAACTGTTCTTCACTGATGAACCCTTCGTGCTTGCCTTCATAGTGCTGTTCATTTCCGGAATTCTTTCTTCTCTTGACAACCTTCCCGGTGACAGGATCCTTCTCTTTGATGGTCTGCTGTTTTCCCCAGGACACCTTGCCGATATAGTGTGCATTGAACAGGATGTCTTTGACGGTTGCCCTGGCCCATTCTCTGCCGCTCCTGGACGGAACCTTCATGATGTTCAACTGGTTCGCAATCCAGGATGTCGGCTTCCGGTCTTCCGTGTACCAGTCAAAGATCATCCTGACAATTTTGGATTCTTCCGGCTTTTCAACCAATGTCCGTTCCTTCCTGGATTTCTTCAGGATGTCGAACCCATAGGGCGGGACAGAAAGAAGATAGTTGCCTTCCTTGACGGATTGCAGTTTTCCTGCTTCCAGTCTTCGCTTGATTGTTTTATATTCACGGCGAGACATGAACAAACCGAATTCAAAATATTCCTGGTCAAACTCATTGTTTGGATCATAGACCTTTGCAGGGGTGATGATGTGCGTGTTGCTGAATGTGAAGGCATCGGCAACTTCACCCTGATCCTTGGTGTTACCACGGGCCAGACGTTCGATTTCAACGACAAGCACGCCTTTATATTTCCCGGCAAACACATCTGCAAGCAGTCTTAGTGCTTCAGGCCGTTCATCCAGGCTGTCACCGGAAACCAATTCCTTGTATACGGTGATCTGATTCATGGAAATGTCGTGCTTCGCTGCCAGGGCTTCCAACATATTTTTATGACGGGTCAGGGTTTCGCCTTCACCAAGGGCTTCCATTTCAAGGTCAGCCCTTGACTTTCTCAAATACATTGCATATTGGTCTGGACTTCCTACATATTTACCTGATATTTCTGATTTCGTTTGTTCACTTATCATCTTTACAACCTCCAATTTATAATTCGGTTCATCAAACTATCTGCTTCATTTGTGCCATTTTCTGATTCTGTGAAGTGTTCTGCAACTTCACGCCAGAAGAAACCAATATCAGGGTTCATTCTGTCGATGATCAATGCGCCGCAGATGACAAGAATACAAATAGACAATAAAACAACTAGGATTTTTATGTATCCACGTTTGTTTTCTACTTCGCCTTTCAGAAAAGCAATTTCTTCCTTCTTTTCTGCCTTTGCTTCTTTGAGTTCTGCAATGGTTTCCTTCAGTTTGGCGTTTTCTTCTTCCAGGCGTTTGATTTGTTCGGCAGCAAGGGCATCCTGTTGGGGATCCTGGCAAGTGGCTTCGTCATCGAATTCACCGCCCACAAGCACACGGATCACAGGCCGGATGGTTTCATATTTGAAATCAGCTTGATCTTTCGCAAACAGCCGGTCAATGGTTCCTTTTGGGGTTCCAGACAGATCAGCAAGCTGTTGATTGGTCAGTCTTAGCTGGGCTTTTCTCTTTTTGCACCACTCCCACAGATCATGGGCTGGCATTGCCACGAAATTTGGCCCTTTGCAAGTCGTGCCTAATTTCGGACATTCCAAGCATTCAAGGTACATATATACTCCTTTTTTTAACATCTGAAGCAATGTGATTCACCCAAAAATCGGATGCTTTGCTTCTGTGTATTGAAACTTTTAACCTTGAATGATAGGCTGAAGCTGGGTCAAGGAAAGGCCTATCATTCCTTTCTATGCGGGGGTGATTGTTGGCATCAGTCACTCCCGCACCATATTTTACACACTTACCGAAATCTTCCACGAAATAAAATATTGCACAATTCAGGGAATTATCTTAATATAATGATTAGAACGGATGTTCTAATACAGGAAGCGAAAGGAAAGGGTATTATATGACACTCACAAAAGAGCAATACATAAAACAGATCACTGAATTGATGGAACAATGCAATGACATTCCCCTTCTGGATCTAATCTTGAAGTTACTCACCAAAAGCCTGTAACATTTTTTGAACACCCTTGATTTTCGCTGAATCAAGATTATATAGAGATTCCACAACAGAACGAAAATCTTCATCCATTCTCATACGGACAATGATGCTTGCTAAAGTGTCGTTGTCCTTTTCTTTTTCCTCTGTCATCTTTTCTTCAATCAGATCAGACTTCAGGATCCCAAAATAATCAGCCATGACTTCGATCCTATCTATTCTCGGATATTTCTTCCCGTTTACCCATTCGGTAACGGTGGAATACGGGAATCCCCAAATATCAGCTAATTCCCCACGGTCTTTGCCGCTTTTCTCAATATAATACTTTAGGTTTTTGGAGAAGATCTCTTTGTTTCCCAAAGAACTCATTTGCTTCACCACCTTTCAAACACATATTACACCCTAAGCGATATTTTTTCAACCCAAAAAGCAAAAAATTACACTTTGGGTGTTGACAAAGTTATTTTGATATAGTATTCTAGCATCAGAAAACGCTTTAAGCGTTATAGAAAGGCAGGTGAGGAATATGCGTATAACTATGAGGGCAGCACGAATCAACCGGAACATGACACAGAAAGAAGTGGCAACCAAGTTGAACGTATCGAAAAAGACTGTGAGTTCTTGGGAAAACGGAAAAACCTTCCCTGGATCTGACAAGATAGAAGCAATCTGTGAACTATACGGCCTTTCTTATGATGACATACAGTGGAGGGCTTAAAATTTTACCCACGATAACGCTTTAAGCGTTACAGAAAAAGGAGGGTTCGCACTATGAAGATCACTGTCTATGAGAACTGCACTGAATACGACACAGGGAAGGCCATAGTTCGGATCCATCCCGGCAAGCTGACGGCAGAAGAAAGACGGGCCGTGCTTGAAGATGCTGCAAAGCAGTTTATCAGATCACTGCAAAAGCAAGGGAAGGAAGGTGTTTTGGTCTGTTCTAAAAACTGATGATCCGAACAGAAGGAATGACAGGCTGCATTTCTTGATCCCAATAATTTTGAAAGGGGTCAAGTCATGAAAGAATTCAAGAGTTTCTACAAAGAGGTCAAGGGCAACGAAGGAAGCAAGTGTCTGTACAACAAACGCTTGGACACCTACGGATGCGGATGTCAGCACGATTGTTCCTACTGCTACGCAAAATCCTTGCTGGACTTCAGAAAGCTGTGGAATGCCAAAACCCCGGCTGTTGCAAGTCTGGACAGGATTGAAAAGAAGATCGAACGGCTTCCTGTTGGCACGGTTGTCCGGTTGGGCGGCATGACTGATTGCTTCCAGCCCATCGAAAAGCAGGAACGGGTGACAAGGGGAACTATCATGCTGCTGAACAAGTACGGCATTCATTACCTGATCGTCACGAAGTCTGACCTGATTTGTGAATACATGGACATTCTGGACAAGGAACTGGCACACATCCAGATCAGCACCACATGGATCCCGGCAGAAAAGGCTGTCAGCACGGAAAGACGGATCAAGGCCATTGAAACCCTGTATGATGCAGGTTTTGATGTGGCTGTCCGGTTATCCCCATACATTCCACAGTATGTGGATTTCGAGCGGTTGAACAGCATCCGCTGCAACAAGATCATCGTGGAGTTTTTAAGGGTGAACCACTGGATCAGAAAGTGGTTGCCGCTGGACTATTCGGAATACACCCTGAAGCAGTCTGGATATTGTCACCTTCCCCTGGTGAAGAAGATCGAATATCTAGCCAGGGTGACAGGGTTTGAAGAACTGTCTGTCTGTGAAGATGTGGATGCCCATTATCTTTACTGGAAGGACATCGTGAACCACAACAAAGAAGACTGCTGCAATTTAAGACTGAAGGAGTGATGGACATGAATGGCGAGTATCTAAACTTATCAGAAGTAAAACACCTTGTAGTAACAGAACACGAATTAGGTATGCTGTAGAAGTTTTTGGCAGACAAACTCACTAAATACAGTGGTATCACACATTCTGAACTGGAAACCATCTGCACGATGCTTGGTATCACCAAGAAAAAGGAGGAACAACCCGATGAACAAAGTCATCCTGATCGGCAGACTGGTTGCTGATCCTGAATTACGGCACACACAGTCCGGCACTGCTGTTTGCAGGTATCGACTGGCTGTTGACCGGCCTGTGAAAAAGGAAGGTCAGCAGAATGTGGATTTTCTGAATTGTCTGGCCTGGAACAAAAACGCTGAATTTGCTTCCAGGTATCTGCACAAGGGAACCAAGATCGCCGTGGAAGGCCGGATCCAGACCGGCAGCTTTGAAAAGGACGGCGTGAAGCACTACACCACGGACATCATCATTGACCGGCATGAATTTTGCGAAAGCAAGGCGGCAGCAGATCCTGGTTCCAGCTATTCTGCACCGGCTGCTGACTATTCCGGCACTGACCAGGAATTCACGGACATGAACGAAGATGACGGTGAACTGCCGTTCTGATATGAAAGGAGAACTATCATGAAGAAAACCGAACAGGCAAAGGCTGGCAAGCCTGCAAAGAACCCCACCACAAACTATGCCATGAGCAGCCACAAGGTCTTCTGCCAGCGGTGCTATGACCGGCACAGCGGCATCTGTCCCGCTACCAACAGAAAGGCAAAGTCTGCAAGATGCAGTCTGTGATGCGGGGTGGTCAGACCATGAGAAAATACCACAACCGAAAAGTCACCGTGGACGGGATCACGTTTGATTCTGTCAAGGAAGCGAACAGATACAAGGAACTGAAGGTTCTGGAACGAGCGGGTCAGGTGCATGACCTTCAGCTTCAGGTCAAGTTCAAGCTGATCCCTGCCCAGCGGGAATTGAACCTGGAACCCACGGCAACCGGCAAGCCCAAGAAAGGCAAGCTGCTGGAACACGAAGTCAGCTATGTTGCCGATTTCGTCTACAAAAACCGATATGGCATCCAGGTTGTCGAGGACACCAAGGGGGTCAAAACCAAAGATTATATCATCAAGCGGAAATTGATGCTGTGGATCCACGGCATCCGAATCAAAGAGGTCTAACGTGGACAAGCGCATTTTTCAGATATTTGCTTTCAGCATCATCATCCAGGCAATGCGGGATTATCAGACAGCATTCCAGGCCCTGAAGAAGAATCCGAACAACGAAGCTGCACAATCGAACCTGGATGAAGTCATGACGTTTTTCAATTCCAAGTGGTACAGATGCCTGACTGACATTCCAGGCGAAGTGCTGATGCAGATGGTCGAGAACAAAAAAGGGCCTATCAAAATCTATCAAATAGCAAAAGGTGAATTGTAATGGAAGAAATCAAAGTCAAGTATTTACGGGACATCAAGCCCATCAAGCAGATCAAGAACGGTGATTGGATCGACCTGTGCGCCGCACAATCCTTCGCCTTGCGGAAGGGTGAATTCGTAAACATTCCCCTGGGCGTTGCAATGGAACTCCCGGCAGGCTATGAAGCCCTGGTTGTCCCTAGAAGTAGCACCTTCAAGCGGTTGGGTATCCTGCTGGCAAACAGCATGGGTGTCATTGATGAATCCTACAAGGGGGACAACGATGAATGGCACTTCCCGGCCTATGCTACCAGGGAAACCTATATCAGAAAGAACGAGCGGATCTGTCAGTTCCGGATCATCGAACATCAGCCTGCAATCAATCTGGTGGAAGTGGATCACCTGGGCAATGCAGACCGTGGCGGTTTGGGTTCCACAGGAAGGATGTGACATCTGATGGGGAATGTAATTCGACACGCTGAAATCTGTGACGAAATCAAGGCATTGTATGCGGCCAAAAATGCAGACTACGGCGATTCTTTCCACAAAACCTTCATCGAAGAAGGGATGGCAATGCCCCGAATCAGACTGACCGACAAACTTGAACGTTTCAAGAAGCTGACGAAATTCGGCGGTCAGAACGTAAAGGATGAAAGTATCCGGGACACTCTGATTGACCTTGCGAACTACGCAATTATGACTGTCCTGGAATTAGAAGACCGGGGCTGAAGAACAACTCAATAACTAGAAAGGATGATTTTGATGAACGATTTAATTCCAACCACGAAACTTGTCAAGGTTATCCTTGAACAGGATAAGAGGGCCAGAAACAGTGACAACTATCTGTACTACAAAGTGATCGAATACATTGCGGAAGCAAAAGGTCTTGATACCAGGAACATCAATATCCGTGATTTCTGGCTTCAGTGGTATTGGATGTTTCCCAATACGGAAACGGTCAGACGGTCACGGCAGAAGATCCAAAGGATGTATCCAGAATTGAGGGCATCCCAAAGAATAAAAGTTCTTCGAGCGGAACAGGAACGGGCATTCAGGGCCTATGCAAGGAAGGCGGGTTTGTGATGGCGGTCAAAAGAGTGGTATCCACCGCCTTCTGGACGGATGGGAAGGTGGATGAATTCAGCCCGGAAGACAAGTATTTCTTGCTTTACCTGCTGACCAATCCGTTCACCAAGCAGCTTGGGATCTACGAAATCAGCATCAAGCAGGCTGCATTTCAGCTTGGATATTCCATCGACACCTTCAATGTCTTGCTTGAACGCTTTGAAAACAAGTACAAAATGATCCTGTTTTCAAAGGAAACAAGTGAAGTTGCAATCCTGAATTTCCTGTGTCATTCCATCATGAAAGGTGGAAAACCTGTGGAAGATTGCCTGATGCAGGACATGGCAGGGGTGAAGAACAAAAAACTGATCAATGCGGTGTTCCTTCACATCCGAAAAAGAAGCGATTGGAACAAGCTGAATGTCACGGTCAAAAAGATTGTCGAAGGCTACCTGGACAGAAACGGCCTTTTCAATGAAAACGACAATGACAATGACAATGACAATGACAATGACAATGACAATGACAGAACGGGGGACGAATCGTCCCACGATTCGTCAAAGGATAATGAGATATACATTGCCATTGTCGAACACCTGAATCTGAAGGCCAAGACAAACTATCGTCCTTCTTCTAAGAAAACAAGGTCTTGCATTCATGCACGACTGGAAGAAGGGTTCAAGCTGGATGATTTCAAGACAGTCATTGATAAGATGTCCGTCAAGTGGACAGGCACGGAATATGAACAGTATTTGCGGCCTGAAACATTGTTCGGCCCAAAGTTTGAATCCTACCTGAACGCAAAGGTGATCCAACCGAAAGTAGGACAGCAGGGCCAGGGTTCCCGGCGTTCCGGCGGCAACGTGTTCCTTGACCTGATTGACGATGAAGGGACGGTGATCCTATGACGAGAGAAGAAACCTTGCAGGTTTTGGCGATTCTGAAGGCTGCATATCCAAGCAGCTACAGCGGAATGACCAAGCGGGAAGCAAATGGAACGGTTTCGGTCTGGTCTATGCAGTTTGCAGATGTGCCGGTTGAAATCGTCCTGATGGCGGTGCAAAAGCTGATCAGCACCAGCAAATTCCCGCCTGCAATCAGTGAAGTGAGAAGTAAGATCAGCACACTGCATTGGGAAGCGCATGACTTTCTGTATAACGCACTTGGGCCTGCTGGCACACCTGAAGAAGTGAAGCGGATCCAGTGGGTCTATGATGTGACCAGGGCATTCAAATACTCTAACATGGCAGAACCTTCCCTTGGTCAAATGCTTGCAGGCGGTCAGATGCTTCAGATCGGGTCAGGTGATTGATATGATCAAGTGTTGCAACGGCTGCACTGAAGAAACTGGCAGAAGCGTTGACTGCCATTCCACCTGCAAAAGGTATCTGGACGAAAAGCGCATCCACGAAGAACAACTAGAAGAAAAGAGACACCGGAGGAACAATGACTGGATCCACACGGATTTTGTGCAAAGAGGTGTCAAGAAAGCGTTGAACCGAAAAAGGAGAAAGTAACCATGAAAATGAGAAGCACACTTGCGGTCACAAAGAAAGCTGTCAGCAGACAGTATGACTATTCCATCTACTTTGTGGACACGCCTTTCCCGCTGTGGGCCTTGAAGATCCTGGTCAAGATCAAGGACATCCTTGGTTCCAGGGAATGGGCTTCCTGGTGTGCCAACGAACTTGGACGAAATGGGTGTGTGTGATGGCTTATAACGTGTATTATTCCTGCGAAAAGTGCGACACAATCCGTTCTTGGGTAAACGGTGGCCCGAAATTCAATAGTGCGGTAAGAATAGCCAGAAAAGCCGGTTGGCAAGTGGGAAAGCTGGGCTGGTTCTGCCCGAAGTGTAGAACAAGAAAGAAAAGGGGTGCTGGTGATGCATGAGGCTTTAGTAGCCGTTGCGCTGATAATGGGTGTCTTGTGGTGTGTGGCAACGTCTATTGAAATTCAGTTTTCCCGCAAAACCATTTCAGTTTCAATTGTCCGGTGTAAAAACTGCCGAAAGTATGACCTGGAAACACAGTGCTGCAAGTTCTGGCCTGATGAAGGATACAGACACCCTGATCATTTCTGTGCTGAAGGAGAAAGGTGGGATGACAACCGATGAATGATCGAAGGCTTATTATCGGCGGTTTTTACCGTCACTTCAAAGGCAATGAGTATCAGGTGCTGAATGTTGCACGGCATTCAGAAACCAAAGAAGTGCTTGTCGTGTATCAGGATATGTCCGGGGGCATTTGGGCCAGACCTTATGATATGTTCATGTCGAAGGTGGACAGGGAAAAATATCCTGATGCAAACCAGAAGTATCGGTTCCAGCATTCTTCTGAACGAATGGAGGTGTGACCGTGAGTGAATGGATCAGTGTGAAGGATAGGCTGCCTAAGCCGAGGAAGAAAGTGATGGTTTTTGCCGGAAACTATGTGTTTGCGGTTGCGTTCTTGGATGACAGAGAGAACTTGTGGAGAACTGCATGGAACCATGATGTCATAGAAGCTCGTCATGTCACCCACTGGATGCCCTTGCCTGAACCACCTGGGGAGGGATGACCATGATGGATGTATGGTACAACATGGATGTGAGTCCACCGGACAGTTCATTCCTTGGGAAACAGATTATTGTTTCTGTTATTCCAAGATACGGACAGCCGTACACGGAAGCAATCCGGTGGGCTGGCCTGAAGAACTATGTGCAGGCATCCTGGCCCATCGTGACACACTGGATGCCGCTGCCGGAACCTGCACCCTATGCGTTCAAGTTATAAGCAAGTTACCAGCAAGTTAAAAGCAAGATGTAATCAAACATCAGAAAGGAGAACTATCATGAAGAATCTGTATATCTGGATGAACAACAATATGAAGATCGTTGCTATCTGCTGGATCATCTGTCCGCTTCTGTCTGCCGTGATTCCCGGTCTGTCTGGCCCTGTCGCTGCCCTGGTTTTCCTTGTGTCCCTGTTCTTTGGCCTGGGTGACTATGTGGCAGGCTGGTGGGATGACCTTCCTGTTGCAAAGGAGGAACAGTGATGACCAACACGGTCATCACTTCCGGCAGGGTGTATCGCAAATGCTGGAAGTGCAAGCAGGAATGGAACGTGTCACGGCTGGAACCCTTTGATCCGTATGACAAGTACATCTGCCCCACCTGCGAGAAGAACCAGATCCTGAAGGAACGACTGAAGAAAGGAAGGTGCAACGATGCCTGAATGTAAACTGTGCGGTGAACCTGTCACTGCCGGGATCGTGATACATAAAGACTGCCTGACAGAACTGCTGAAGAAAGTCAGGAACGATGTCTGCAACTACTGCTGTAAATGGGCCATGATCTGCCAGGACAAAAAGAACCTTGCCGAGCGGCACTGTTGCCTGTGCGAAATGTCGAAGCTGGCAGACCTGCTGAAAGAAGGTGGAAGTGATGCGTGAAATCCTGTTTCGTGGCAAACGCATGGATAATGGTGAGTGGATCGAGGGTGCTTACTTCCCCGAAAGTGACCCGTATCCAGCAACTATCTTCCACGGGAAACATAACTCGCTTGGCGATTACGTTGACCCCGCCACCGTCGGCCAGTTCACCGGCCTGCTGGACAAGAACGGCAAGCGGATTTTTGAGAACGATACCGTGAGATTCAAGCGCAAATTTGTCCACGGGGGAGCGGGCGTCAGGATCGGCAGAATTGTTTATGATGAGCGAAACGCCCGATTCCGCATAAGCGATTCGGATGATTATATTTGTTGGGACATCTACGAGGTCGAAGATATTGAGGTCGTCCACGACAACCCCGAACTTCTGAAAGAAGGTGATACAGATGGCAAAGAAAGAACCGAATAAGGCCCAGGAATATCTGTCGCAGGTCAAGATGCTGGATGCACATATTTTCGACCTGCTGGAAGAAAAAGCAGAATTCGTGGCCTTGCGTGAAAAGATCACATCTTCCTGGGGAACAGAACGTGTTTCCGGTGGGGAAGAACGGGACAGGCTGAATGAGACAACCCACAAGATCCTTGAAATCGAGCGGAACATCAACGAAAAAGTTGATGAACTGGTGGATAAGAAGGTTGAAATCAGGAAAGTCATCGAACAGATCAAGGATCCTGACCAAGTGAAACTGCTTTTCAAGGTTTATTTCCGGTTTGCAACCCTGGAACAAGCGGCGGTGGAATTGGGCTGCTGCTACAGAAACGCCTGCTACATCCACGGTGATGCACTGTCGGAAGTGGAAAGGATAATGAACAGCCGATGAAATATGGAGGGTGTATGTTTTGCGACAAAACGGTTGATTGTGCGCTTGACGGGAAGCCTTCTGATGATTGCCCTGTGGAAGCCATGATCAAAGCACAGGAAGAACTGAAGCAAGGCTTGAAAGAAATTCTGCTTGCATCCGGTTTCTTTAAGTTTGCAATCTGGATTCTTGAAAAACTATCTGCCTTGCTAGGAGATAAAAAATAATCTTCGAGCGGAACCCGAAAAGTTTTCACTAGATTTCATAGAATTTCATATTTTCGCTGTGATAGTATTATACTGCAAAAGAAAACAAAACTTATTCTGACCAGACAGGGTTTTTTACTCCTTCCCCTGTCTGGTTTTTGTTTTCCCAAAAAGAAGGGGAATCTGCTTGAAAGAAGGTGATGATTGTGGCAGATAAGAAAATGACGGAAAAACAGATGCGGTTCTGTGATGAATACCTGACTGACATGAACGCAACACAGGCCGCAATCAGAGCCGGATATTCAGAAAAAACAGCATACAGTCAAGGTCAGCGATTGTTGAAGAATGTTGAAGTCAAAGCATACATTGATGAACAAATCGAACGAATACATTCCGAAAAGACCGCTGATGCACAGGAAGTCCTGGAATATCTGACATCTGTGATGCGTGGAGAACACAAAGAACAGGTCTTATATCTGATTGGTGATGGTATGCAGTCGGTCAGAAATATTGAAGTATCTGCCAGGGACAGGCTGAAGGCCGCTGAAATGCTTGGCAGGGCGCACATGATGTTCACTGACAAGGTGCAGCAGGATGTTGACTATGATCTGAACATCACCGTGAAAAGGGTGTGATGCTTCATGGATCTGAACCTGGAACTGAATGCCTGCTTTGCAGAAGTGGATGAAAGCGACAAGCGGTACATTGTCATGAAAGGTTCTGCCGGTTCCGGTAAGAGCGTTGACACCGCTGCAAACTATATCATCCGTTTGATGAATGACAAGGGCAGGAACCTTGTCTGTATCAGAAAGTCAGACATCACCAACCGTGACAGCACCTTTGCAGAACTGTCCGGTGCTATTTACCGGATGTTTGGTGATAAGGCTGACCAATACTGGAAGATCAATATGTCCCCATTGAAGATGACCTGCAAGGCAAACGGCAATGAGATCATCTTCAGAGGAATGAACGATGAAAAGCAACGTGAAAAGCTGAAGTCCATCACATTCCAGAAAGGCAAGCTGACCGATGTTTGGTGTGAAGAAGCAACCGAACTGACACAAGCTGACTTTGAAATCATTGATGACCGTTTGCGTGGCATCTTGCCTGCCGGTCTATTCTATCAAATTAGACTGACCTTCAATCCAGTGAACAAAAACCACTGGATCAAGAAGGTCTTTTTTGATATTCCAGATCCTGATGTCCTGTGTCATCACTCCACATATCTGATGAATCATTTCTGTGATGATGCCTACAAGCGGCGCATGGAAAGAAGAAAGATCGTGGATCCTGAAGGTTACAGGATATACGGCCTTGGTGAATGGGGTGAGATCGGCGGTCTGATCCTGAAGAATTGGGAAGTCAAAGAAATATCACAAGACCTGGATGACTATGACGGCATATCCATTGGACAGGACTTTGGTTTCAACCATGCAAATGCAATCCTGCTGCTTGGTTGGAAGGATGGGAATGTCTACATCCTGAAAGAAGTGTATGTCTTTGAGAAGGACACCACAGAGATCATCCCGATTGCTGAAAATGCTGACATCCCCAAAAACAAGGTCATGTGGTGCGATTCAGCAGAACCCGACAGAATCAAGATGTGGAAGAATGCTGGATTCATAGCAAAGCCAGTGAAGAAGACCAAAAGGGCCAAAGACAAAACCTATATCACCGGTCAGATCGACTGGCTGAAGCAAAGAAACATCTTTGTCCATCCGTCTTGTGTGAATACCATCAAGGAATTGCAGCAGTGGAAATGGCAGAAGGACGAAAAGACCGGGGAATACCTGGACATTCCCGTTGCCTTCCAGGACGATGCAATGGCTGCCCTGCGATATGGGGTGGAATCCTGGCGCAAAGGCGGCGGCTGGATGAATTAAACATGGGGGAACAAATATGCTAACTGTACAAGAAATCAAAACCCTGATTGACAACGATGCTTCAAGCAAAAAGAAGCAGTTTGCAAGGGTTGGTCAGCGATACTATGAAGCAGATCACGACATCAAGGATTTTCGGATCTTCTTCTTTGATGCTGATGGCAAACTGAAGGAAGACAAGACCAAAAGCAACATCAAGATCTGTCATCCCTTCTTCACAGAGAATGTGGATCAGACTGTCCAGTATCTGTTGTCTGGTGAAGGTGGCTTTGTGAAGTCCGATGATCCCAAACTTCAGGCCGAACTGGATGCCTACTTCAACGAAAACGAAGACTTTGTGACAGAGTTGACCGATGTTCTCACTGGTGCTGTTGCCAAAGGCTTTGAAAATATGTACGCATACAAAAACGCTGAAGACAGAACTGCTTTTTCCTGTGCAGACAGCCTGGGTGTGGTGGAAGTCAAGGCAAAGGAAACCGATGACGGCTGTGAATATGTCATCTTCCATTACATTGACAACATCGGCAAAGAAGGCAAGAAAGTCAGACGGATCCAGGTATGGGACGATAAGCAGACCGAATTCTTTTGTCAGGTGGATGACGGTCAGATCACAAAGGATGCAGATGAAAAGATCAACCCAAGACCGCATATCATATGGAAGAACGAAGGGGATGAAGACACATACTTTGAAGGGTATGGGTTCATTCCCTTTTTCCGGTTTGATAACAATAAAAAGCAATTCAGCGGCCTGAAGCCTATCAAGGCCCTGATTGATGACTATGATCTGATGTCCTGTGGGCTGTCCAATAACATCCAGGACACCAATGAAGCCCTTTACGTGGTCAAGGGCTTTTCCGGCAACAACCTGGACGAACTGATGGTCAACATCAAGACCAAAAAGCACATTGGCGTGGATGAAGATGGTGGTGTGGACATCAGAACCATCGACATCCCCTATCAGGCCAGACAGACCAAGCTGGAACTGGACGAAAAAAACATCTATCGTTTCGGTATGGCCCTGAACACTGCCGGTCTGAAGGACACCAATGCAACCACCAACCTTGCAATTCAGACGGCCTATTCCCTGCTTGATCTGAAGTGTAACAAGCTGAAGAACCGGCTGAAGCAGTTCATGAGAAAGCTGCTGAAGGTGGTGCTGAAGGAAATCAATGACCGGGAAGGTACGGACTATCAGCAGAAGGATGTCTATTTCGTGTTTGAAAAGGACATCCCAACCAATGCAAAGGAAAATGCAGAAGTTGAACTGACAGAAGCCCAGCGGAAGCAGACGGAAATCGGAACCCTGCTGAATATCGCTTCCTATCTGGACAATGAAACCCTGATGAAGCAGATCTGCGAACAACTGGACATTGACTACAATGAGATCAAAGACAAACTTCCTGATCAGGATGAAGGGGATCCCTACCAGGTGCAGACTGCACTGGATGCCATTCAGCCTGAAGATGATCCTGTTGGCGGTGATGTGATTGAATAAGCGACAGAAGGAAGTCATTCAGTCGCAGTTAAAAGCTGAAAAGAAAGTCCTGAAACAGATTGAAAAGCAGTACACGGCTGCACTGAATGACATCAACACCAAGATCAGGATTTTGCAGTCCGATGAACTGACACAATCCAGGATCTACCGTATCGAACACCAGAAGGCCCTGAAAAGTCAGGTATCCGGTATTCTGGACAAGCTGCATTCAGAAGAATACAGCACGATAGATCAGTTCCTGAAGGACAGCTACACCAGCGGATTTATCGGCACGACTTATGACCTGTTTGGTCAGGGTGTGCCGTTGATCATGCCCATTGATCCCAAGGAAGCGGTCAGGGCTGTGATGACAGATTCCAAGATCAGTGGTGGTCTGTATAATTCCCTTGGTGTGGATGTGAAGAAGCTGAAGAAGTCTATCAGCGCAGAGATCAGCCGGGGCCTTGCTTCAGATATGTCCTATGAGGATATAACCAGGAATATTGCAAACACCACGAAAGCACCACTAAGCAGGGCCAGGACGATTGTTCTGACGGAAACCCATCGGATCAAGCAGGCATCCACCAGGGATGTCCAGGTCAAAGCAAAGGAAAAGGGTGCAGATGTGCTGAAGCAGTGGAATTCCACCCTGGACGGTGAAACCCGAAAGACACACAGGAAACTGGATGGTCAGATCCGGGAAGTGGATGAACCATTTGAAATGGATGGCAAGGAAGCCATGTATCCCGGTGACTTCAATGATCCTGCTGAAGACTGCAACTGCCGGTGTGAATCCCTGACCAGGGCAAGGTGGGCTTTGGGGGAAGATGAACTTCAGACCTTGAAGGAACGTGCTGAATTCTTTGGTCTGGACAAGACAAAGGATTTTGAGGACTTCAAGGGGAAGTATCTGAAGGCTTCTGGTGTGCATTCTGTTGGAACCATAGAAAAACCCATCAGGCCAAAGAAACGAAATTTTGATAGTGATGAATCGTATCAAACAGCTTTGGACAATTACAGGGATTTGAAAAACAAGTACGATGAACAGTTTGATGAAATCATTCAAAATGCTTTGAATGCAACACCGGTATTTCAGACCAAAGAACAGGTTGTCGAGTGGACAAAGAAAACCGGAATCACGATTGACAATAAAGTTCTTGAAACCGTTGATTTACGGGCCTTCAATGAAGTGAAGACTACGCTTGAAGAAATGCTTGTGAAATATCCGGCACTCAAATCCTATGAAATTGAAGATTTCACAGGAAAAAAATTCAAGACAGTTTTCAACATTGGCCTGACAGATGATGGACTGTTATCGGCAAACGGTGGTTTCAACTTCAACCAAAGATTGTTCCAGGATTACGAACACGGTCTGCGTGAAGGTCTTGAACTGATGACAACTGATTTCAATGTTCGTGGTGATGGTAGTTTTTCAACGATTGTCAGACATGAATTCGGACACAATGTGCAATCCTATATTGAAAACAACATTTCCAGCAAGTATCATCATAATGTGGATGACTGGAAAATCAATTTCAAGACATTTGATGAATGGAAGGCCGCTGACAAGGCATATTGGGACGAACGGCATAAATATCAAACGGAATTGGTTTCACTTGCTAATTTGAAGGGTGCTTCCGAATATTCACAAACAAATGAACTGGAATTGTTTGCAGAAGGCTTTGCTGAATACACATCTGGTGGCAACAGTGAATTCGGGAAGGCTTTCGGGGAATTCCTTGATAGGTGGTATAAATAATGCACATAGTTTTCACAGAAGAAGAAAAAGAGTGGATCGACAAGAAACTTTTTAATTGGACTGTAAAAGACGGTTGCCCTGAAGCAATCAAAGAAAGTCTTGAAAAGAAGTTGAAGCTGCTGAAACAGGACAAAGATGTTTAAGTATCTTTTTTCATCGTTCCCAAACTACACAGAACAGATGTATGAAGGGAACGAACCTTGTGGGAAAGGTCATGAACTTGTCGAAGGTGGGTTTGCTGACCGGTGGAGTTGCAAGTGGGGATCTGCTGAAACAAATGGAAACAGGATCATCCACGCATCATTTTCAATCAATCAGAAAATCAATATCTTCATTGTTGGAAGCACGTTGTGGATCACAGATTTTCGGCATATAGGGAAATCGGATGTGTGGGAATATAGCAACAATGATGACATCAGATTCCCTGGATCGCCTTGTTTGAGTGAAGCAAGCAGGCACGAACTAGAGAAAGATAAGATTGAAAAGATATTGAACACCAATATTCCATGCAAGCTGTGGGAGTTGGTTCAGCAAAGAGCAAAAGAGTTATACCAAGCATCCTGAAAAGGGTGCTTTTTTCATGCCATGAAGGGGGTGATGTTATGGCTAAAAAGAGCAAGCCAAAGAATCCACATAAATACTGCTTCAGCAAGAAACTGCTGATTGCAGATTATGTGATCCTTCTGCTGATGATCATTTCGTTCTTTGTGTTCACTATGAATGGGCATGACACATCGAACTGTGCTGTGGTTGTCGGTGCGTGGATCGCACAGATTGCCATTTCCAGTGGTTGCTATTACTGGAAGGCTAAGAGTGAAAACCTGATCAAAATGCCCATCGAATTACTGGATGACCTTGACGATGAAATGAGGGCAAAAGCAGATCCCAACCAGATCATTGCATCTGTCCTGGGCATCGGTACACATCAATGAAGAAAGGAGAATGACAAATGGAACAGATTATTGACATCATCATCAAGATCGTTGCAACCCTGCTGCTTGCCGGTGCGGGTTGGCTTGGAAAGTATGTGGTTTCCTATCTGCGAAACAACCTGGACGAAAAGAACATTGCCTTCCTGGACACCTTTGTT